ACCGCGTATCGCGCCTACCTCGCCAGCGGCAACGCTGCCTCGGTCGACGTGCCGGCGCCGCCCAACCAGGCGGCGACCGCCGCCACCACGGTCGCGGGGACAATCTATGTGGATCGCGGTGTCCCCCTCCCGGCCACCGTATCCGTGGCGCTGTGGAACAACGGCACGCTCAAGGCCACGCAAGTCGCCCCTGTGAACCAAACGACTGGCGCCTACACGACGACGTTTCCCGCTAACACCTTAGTCGCGGGGGTGGCCTATGCAGTGGTTACGTCAGCTTCTCCTGTGGAGACCACAACCTCGACCAGTTTCAACGTCACCTGAAAGGAGCCCCACTCCCATGAGCGAAACTAACTCTCCCGTCGACGAGCCTCCCGGCGCTGACGGTGTGCAGCCGCCGAACGCGCCCGACCTGCCGCCTGTCCCTGATTGGGGACCCGGTGAGAACCCACCGGGGACCAATCCCCCCGTGGACCCGCCGGTGGACCCCGCGACGGTGCCTGTCCCCGGCAGTGTCCCCACTTTTGATCAGGGCGGCGATGATCCGGCGACCGTCCCGTGAGTGATCAGCCTGCCATGCAGGACTACGTCAGGCGCCGGTTGTCTGGCGCCGAGACGGTGCCTGCGCCCGCGCAGAACCCAGCGGCGGACTATGTTATGGCGCAGCTTGTGCCGCAGGCGCCCCCATCGGCGCTGCCGCTAGGTGGCGGTGCGAGCGTTCCACCTAGCACGATGACTGACAGCCCGCAGTTGCTTGAAGCGCCGGATACTGGCGATGAAACCAGTGCGCATCCGCTAAGCAACCAACAGCAGTCTCTTGAGGACACCCGCTCGCGGATAAACGAGTTGCAGCAGCAACTGGACCCCGCCAATAAAGCGATCGATGCCGCGAAAACGCTGGACGATCGCAAGGCGGCGTTCGCGCGTTGGCAGGCGATTGTCGAAGAAATGAACGGTCTGCACGAGCAGGTAATGTCTTCGCCGTCGTATGAGCGGATACGGCGATTGGGCGTGGCGAGTGATGCTGCGTCGGAAGACGCCAACGTCATGCAGCGTGCGATCCAGGACCGGCAGAACCAGCCGCGTGTCCCCTTGCCGCCGCCGGCGCCGGGAGGCGTGTCCCCCAACGCGCCCGCTGTGCCCCTGTCGCCAAGCACACGGGACCTGACTTCGTGACACCGGATCAGGCCCGCTACGAACTCGTCCTGAAAAGGCTGATTGCCGTGCTGGCGGCGCATGACGAAATGCTCGCCTTCACCCGCCTCATGATGCCGACGCCCGGCGAGCCTGATGACCCGGACTTCTCCCGCTACGAGGTTCAGCGCTTCCACGCGGTGATCGCCGCCGCGCTCGAAGAACTCGATGCCGGGCGCTACAAGCGGTTGATCATCTCACTGCCGCCGCGGCACGGCAAAACCCAGCTGGCCAGCAAGATGTTCCCGGCCTGGTTCATCGGGCGACACCCGCATCTCTCGATGATCTTCGGCACCTACAACGAGAAGTTTTCCCAGGACATCGGGCGCGCCGTCCGCGACATCATGGTGTCCCCCGCCTACGCACAGGTGTTCCCCGCGGCCCAGCTCAAGGTGGATAGCCAAGCCTCCGACCGGCTGGAGACCACGCAGGGCGGTGTCATGGCGTTCGTCGGCCCGGGGGCACCACCACCGGGCGCGGCGGTGACGTATTGGTTATCGATGACCCGCTGAAGGACCGCCAGGAAGCCGACAGCCCGACCATCCGCGACACGCTCTGGCAGTGGTTCACCCAGGTCATCGCCTCGCGCCTGATGGATCAGTCCGGCCGCATCATGCTGATCCAGACACGGTGGCACCAGGACGACCTGGTGGGGCGTCTCACTGATCCGCAGAACTCCTACTATGACCCCGGCGAGGCCGCCGAGTGGAAGGTGATCGACCTGCCGGCGCTGGCGATGGACAAGACCGATCCGCTGGGTCGCAAGCCTGGTGAAGCGCTCTGGCCCGGCCGTTTCGGACGTAACTTCTTGCTCGGTTTGCAACGGCGCGACGCGCGGGGCTTCTCGGCGCTCTACCAGGGCAAGCCCTCGCCCGCCGGCGGGACGTTCTTCAGCGCCAAGTGGTTGCAGACCTACAAGCCGCACGAGCTGCCGGGCAATCTGCGCTGCTACGCGGCCAGCGATCACGCGGTGTCGCTCGAACAATACGCCGACAAGACCTGCCTCATGGTGGTCGGTCTCGATCCCGAAGAGAACATTTGGGTGCTGCCGGACTGTGTCTGGCGCACCATGAACGCGGAACAGACCGTCGAAGCCATGCTGCGCATGATGAAGCTGCACAAGCCGCTGTTTTGGTGGGCGGAGCGCTCGCATATCAGCAAATCGATCGGTCCCTTCCTGCGCAAGCGGATGCTGGAGACCGGGACGTTCTGTTCGCTCATCGAGATGCAGCCGATCGCGGACAAGCAGACCCGCGCGCAGTCGATCCAGGGCCGCATGAGCATGGGCAAGCTTCGCTTTCCCGAGCGCGCGCCCTGGTGGATCGCCGCGCGCGACCAGCTGCTCAAGTTTCCCTTCGATCAGCACGACGACTTCGTGGACACGCTGTCCTATGTCGGGCTCGGGCTGACGCTTCAGGTCGGCGCCGGCGCGCGCAAGCGCGATCCCGAGAACGTCGAAGGCACGTTTGGCTGGCTCAAGCTGCAACGCGACCAGGCTGAGCGCGCGGTGAAGCAGGGCTTCGCCACAGGAGGCTGGTAAGATGTGTTTCTCGGTTCTCTGGCTGGTTCAGACCCTGGTTTGGATCGTCGTCGTTTGCGGCATCGTCGCCATCGTCCTGATCCTGCTGCCGATCGTGCTGGGCTGGCTGGGTTGGGCCGGCGAGGTTGCCATGCGGGTCATCCGCATCATCGTTGCGGTCATCGTCATCGTGGCGCTGATCTGGCTTTGCTACGACCTCTTCGTCTGCTTCGGCGGTGGCGCCCCTCTCAGGACGCATTAGGTGAGTGGTTTTCAACAGGCACCGCCCACGGGCTACCCCGGTGCGGGTATGGGAGCACCGATGCCGGGGATGGGGGCGGGGGGCATGGCGCCTGCACCCCCAGAACCGCCGCAGGACCATGTCTCCCGTGACCCGCCGAACCCGCCCGAGCCGCGCCGCAAGCTGGTCAAGCGCTGGACCGACCGCGTCACCCGCGCGCGCAAATATTGGGAGCCGGTGTTCAAGCGGATGCGCGACAACATGGAGTTCGCGGAGGGCCGGCAGTGGCCGGACATGCCGAACGACGTGCGCCAGCGCGATGAGCGCTACATCGCCAATGTCTGTATCCGCCACATCTTGCAGCGCACGGCGGAACTCTACCCCAACAACCCCAAGATGGTGGCGAAGCGCAAGCCGAAGCTTATGGCGCAGACCTGGGATGGCTCGCAGCAGCAGCTGATGCAGGCGCAGCAGGGCGCGCTGATGGCGATGCAGGCGGGTCTGCCGCCTGACCCGCAAAGCCAGATGGTGCTCCAGGACGCGCAGATGGTCGCGCAGTATGACCGGATGCTGGAGCGGGTCGCCAAGACGCTGGAAATCCTCTTCGAGTATAACGTGAACGACCAGCCGTTCGCGTTCAAAGAGTGCATGAAGATGACGGTGCGCCGCGCCATCGTCACGTCGGTCGGTTACGTCAAGATCGGCTTTCAGCGCGCCATGCGGATGTCCCCCGAGATCGAGTATCGCCTGAGCGATATGTCCGAGCGCCTGGCCCACGTCGAACGCTTGTCCGCCGAGATCGGCGACGGCGAGCTTGAGACCGACAGCGCCGACGCCGAAGAACTCAAGATCGCCATGCAGTCGCTGATGCAGGAACCGCAGATCGTCATCCGTGAGGGTCTGTTGTTCGATTATCCTGACAGCACGGCACTTATTCCCGACCCGAAATGCCGCTCGCTGCGCGGCTTCGTCGGTGCCGATTGGGTGGCGCAGGAATACCTGCTGACCGAGGACGAGATCGAGGACATCTACATGATCGACATAGGCACCAGTTACACCGCCTATGACGATTTTGGTCAGCCGTCCGGGTATCAGCCCGCGGCCACGCTCGACCACTACACCGCTGGCGGCGGAGAAAACCCCGGTCAGCCGCCGCGCGCCTGCGTGTGGGAAATCTACCACCGCAAGGACGGCACGGTTTACACGGTGTGCGACGGTTACCCGGACTTCCTGCGCGAGCCGGGTCCGCCGGACACTGAGATCGAGCGGTTCTATCCGTGGTTCGCTTTCGTGATGAACGAGGGCTACGACGAAAAGCGGCTCTACCCGCAGTCGGACATCGACCTGATCCGCGACATGCAGCTGGAACTGAACCGCTCGCGGCAGGGCCTGCGCGAACACCGTCGCGCCAACCGGCCGAAGACAGCGGTGGCGGCGGGGATGCTGGAAGAGCCCGATCTGGAGAAGCTGCGCACGCATCCGGCGAACGCGCTGATCGAGCTGAACGCGCTGGCGCCCGGTCAGAAGATCGACGACGTGCTCCAGGTGATCAAGATGCCGCCGATCGACCCGGCGGTGTATGACACCGCCCCGGTGTTCGAGGACATCCTGCGTGTGTTGGGCAGCGACCAGGCGGACCAGGGCACCACGTCCAACGCCACGGCGACCGAAGTGTCGGTCGCGCAGTTCTCGCAGAACACCGACACCACGTCGGTCATCGACGACCTGAACGACGTGATGACCGAGCTGGCGCGCGCGTCGGGCGAAGTATTGCTGCTCAACGTGTCCCCCGAGATCGTCCAGAAGGTGGTGGGGCCTGGCGCCGTGTGGCCCCAGCTGGATCGCCAGACGGTGGCGGAGAACGTGTTCCTGGAAGTGGACGTGGGGGCCAACGGTCCCCCGAACCGCCAGGAGGACGTGCAGATGCTCGTGCAGCTGGTCCCCCTGCTTCAGCGTGTCCCCGGCATCAACCCCGAGTGGCTGGCGAAGGAACTCATCCGCCGCATGGGCGACGACATCGACCTCACCGAAGCCTTCGCGGAGGGGCTTCCCTCAATGGAAGCGATGAACCAGCTGATGGGCCGGCCGCAACCGGCGCCAGGCGGCGAGGCACCAGGCGGTGCTGGTAAGGGCGAGCCACGCAAGGGGCCACCGGGACAGGACCCGAGCGCGCAGGGTCCCCAGGGGCCGCAGAACGCGCCAGCGCCCACGCCGGGCGGCCCGCCCGGCTTGGGTAATCACGCACCGCCGTTGCAGGTCTATGGCGCCAACGGCAACCGGCCAGGGCTCGGCGGCGGGATGCCCCGCGGCGCCATGAGCAATCCAGGATTTCCGACACCATGAGCGAAACGACAACCCCACCGCCGGGCATGGACGCGCGCACGCTGGGCGATCTCGCACAGGCCATGCTCGATGCCGCGGATCACTGGCTCACGCTGAACCAGCCCGATCGCGCGATCCAGTGCCACCAGGCAGCGGCGATGTATGCCAACGCGAGCGCGCTGGCTTACGTCAACTATCAGCCGCCGCCCCCGGCGGAGGACGCTCCGACGATTAAGCCGTTGTGGATGAGGACCGTCTGATGGCGGATCCGATCGTCAACGAGCTGACCATCATCGCGACCGGCGTGATCGACGGCGTGCAGATGGTAGGCGAGACGGTGCTGACGATGAAGCCGGTGAAACCCGACCCTCCTGATCCTCCCGATCCGCCTGAGCCCGCCGAACTCTTGTCGGTGTGTATCGACTACAACGGGGTCCAGGGCTGGTTTCACGAGGACCAGGGCGTCGACCGGGGTTACTGGCCCGGTGATGGTTACGCGCAGGCTCGTGTCGATACGATCGATCCATCTTTGCCGGCGTTCGTCGTGCAGTTTCGATGTGACCTGGACGGGGGCCACCTGGAAGTCGTGTTCGAGTTGGGGGACACCACTGTTGGTGTTCCCGCGTTCAACATGGGTGCCTACATCGCAACGATTTACCAGGACGAAGATGTCCTCGCTGTGGTCGAGGTCCCCGCGCATTACTGGTATTCACGCTGGCGCTGGCAGTCCGCGCCGCGCGAGGTCTGCGTCACCATCGCGGAACTACAGGAAGCGGGCTTGATCCCCTGTTTTGATCTCTCGCTGGCGCAGACCCGTCCGCTGTCTCCCGCGCGCGTGTATGAACCGATGGGCTTGGCGGGTCTGACCGCTTATGTTCCGTCCACCGGCGAGCGTGACGAGATTGGTCTGGTCACGGAGGCACAAGCCGAGTTCTTGCGCGGTGAGACCCCGGTTAACTCGCTGATCGCGCAAGCTGAAGCGTCGGGCACGTTTCCCTGGCATTTCCGCAACGAAGACGGCGGCGGGGTATTCGACGTTAATACACACCCCAGCGCGACTTTGTATGGTCCGAACATTCCCTGGATCGCCTGCCCGGTGACGCTCGATGTCGCGCACACGCCGGCGCTGGCCTATGTCGCCTATCTGTTGACCAGGGATGTCTACTACCTCGAAGAAATGCACTTCGCGTCGACCTACGACATTATTTCGTCGCCGCCGCAGAGCCGCGAGATGTTCTCGATCGGCAAGGCGGTCAGGGCACACGCCTGGCAGCTGCGCGGTCTCGCGCGCTGCGCCTGGATCACCCCCGAGAGCGGCTGCGCGTGGATGTTGCCGCGCACCTATTGGAAAGACTGGCTTGACCGCGAGCGCGAATGGATGCTCTCGACCTTCGTGCATCCGACCGTGGCGCCCTACACGGAAATCCCTTACACGGTGTTCAACTGCCTCGCCGATGCGGATGGCTCGCCGGCCTCCAGCACGCTGCCGTTCGGTAGTTACACCAGTCCGTGGATGGAGGACTTTGAGGCCGCGGTGCTGGGGCATGTGGTGCAGATGGGTCACGAGGACTGGCGGCCGATCCTGGAGTGGAAAATCCAGCACTGTATCGCGCGGACCAGCGGCACGTCGGGATGGGTGCCTGCAAAGCCCTCGCCTTACAACATGGTCATGCGGGAGGCTGACAAGGCGCCCTATGTCCAGGATTGGGCGGAGTGCTGGTCGATCAACGAGCGGATGCAGTCCGATGCGATGGCGCATGACGATCCCCTCACCATCCCTGCCGGTGACAGCCTGACCTATACGTCCTACTGCATGTCCGCGCTGGCGCTCGCTGCCACGCTCGGCATCGAGGGCGCGACTGATTGCTACACCTGGTTGCGCGGCCAGATCATCGCGAATACCACGCCAAACAGCTACACGGACAGGAAATGGTCCTTCGCCTGTGCGTAGACACAACACTGGACAGGACACAACAATAGCGTCATAACCCGGCGCATGTCGGAAACGACAAGCACCACGGACGGCCTACCCACATCAGACGCGCCCTCGTCCAGCGCCGTCGAAGCCCCGAGCGCGCCCGCACCAGCAAGCGCGCCCGCTGACAGTTCGTCACCGCCGCCGTCGTCAAGCGGCACCGACGCCACCACCCCTTCGCCAGCGTCAGGCGACAGCCGCCAGTCCGACCGAGAAGGATTGCTCGCAGCAGTTCGCTCGGTGGTGGAGAAAACCCAGAAGCCCGTGTCTCCCGAAGGGGACACCGCCGAAGGTGAAACACCTACCACGGACCAGGTCGCGGCTCCGGGCACGCCGGGGGAGACCCCTCGTGCGGACACGCCAGCTTCTCAAGAGACACCCGCCCCACAAGACGATCTCAACGCGCCCGATCCGACCGAAGCGCAGCTCAAGCAGCTGCGCCCGGAGACACGCAAACGGTTCGAGCGCCTGCTTGCCCAGCGCAACGAAGCCCGCACGACCCTCGCAGCTGTCCAGCCGGAACTCGACCAGCATCGGCAGCTCCAGGCGCATCTCCAGCAAAACCAGTTGGCGCCCGACGATGTCAACGTGTTGCTGGGGATCGGTGCCGCGCTTCGTAAACAGGACTACCAGGCGTTCCTCGATGGCGTGACACCCTATGTCATGGCCGCGCAGGAAGCCTTGGGCCTGCGCATCGCGCCGGACATTCAGCGCCAGGTCGACGAGGGGTTAGTCAGCGAGGACGCGGGGCGGGAACTCACCCGCACCCGGCATCGCGCGGCGCAGGCCGAAGCGCGGTTGCGTGATACAACGCAGCAGCATCAGGCACAGGCGCAGGTTCAGTCGATCACCCAAATCCGCTCGGCGGTCGACGCTTGGGAACGCAACATCCGCACACGGGACCCCGACTATGCCCAAAAGGCGGACACTGTCAGGCGCTTCAGCCAAGCCTTGCTTCAGGAACGCGGCACGCCCGCGACCCCCGAGCAGGCTTGGGCGCTGGTGCAAGCGGCCTATGAAGAAGCGAACAAGGTGCTGGTCAGTCTACGGCCTGCGCCGCGGGCCACGCGCCCGTCGCCTTCCAGTGTCCATGTGGCAACCGGAGGGGGCTCGGCCGAACCTGCAACCATGAAAGAAGCGGCGCTGATCGCGCTGCAAAGGATGCGGCGGGTCTCCTAGTCCTGAAGGACTGGGCACATGGCGTTTACTGCGGGCGAACTGTCAAACATCGCCAACGCAAGTCTTGATTTCTACTACAACAAGGGAGACACGTTCAAACAGAGCATCCAGGCGAAGCCGTTGCTTCGGTTCCTGGAGGCCGGCTCCAAGAGCTTCCCCGGCGGCAAGGGCAACATCTCGCTCGCCGTGAAGGGCGACTATGGCGCCGGCGGCACCAACGATCACGTCGTTGGTTACACCCACAACGACACGGTGAACTTCTACACCCCGGCCAACATCAAGCGCGTCAACTTCCCCTGGCGTGAACACCACATGGGCCTGACGCTGACCCACACGGAACTCAAGATCGACGGGATCAGCGTGACCGACGATGGCGGTGACGGCAGCTCGCTGTCCAATCACAGCGACCGTGATGTCACCGTGCTGGTGAACCTCCTGCAAGACAAGCTGGAGGATTTTGGCGAGCAGTATGCCCGCTCGATGAACGGCCTCATGTGGGGCGACGGCACGTCTGATGCGAAGGCGCTCGCCGGGATGCGCTCGATCATCGTCGACGTGCCCAACACGGGAACGCTCGGCGGGCTCGATCGCGGGACCAACACCTGGTGGCGCAACCGCGCGGCCACGCCGGCGTTCGGCACCGCCGGGGGACGCGGCGCGGTGACTTCCGCCGTCGCCAACGGCGGCGCGCTGATCCAGTTCATGCAGCAGGAATACCGCCAGCTGATCCGCTTCGGCGGTCGGCCGACCAAGTGCCTCGCCGGCAGCGACTTCATCTCGGCAATGGAAACCGAGTTCCGTGCCAACGGCAACTACACGATGACTGGCTTCACGGGCACGCAGGACGGCTCGATGGGCAGCCTCAAGTTCATGAACACCACCATCGAGTATGACCCGACGCTGGACGATCTCGGCCGCAACAAGTTCGCCTACTGGTGGGACCCGCGGCACATCTACCTGATGAAGCAGGACGGTGAGTGGGACCATCGGTTCACCCCCGCTCGCCCTTATAACCAGTTCGTCATGTATAAATCGATGACTCACACGGGCCAGATGGTAGCGCAACAGATTAACTCGGCTCTTGTTGTTGCCATCGCCTAAGTGATCCTCTAAACCTAGACGATCATAAGGAAATCGTCAATGTCCCACGGCCCGCTCGTTTGCGAACATTGTGGCAAAGACTACTTCGTAAATGAGCGGCGCCGTATGGCAGTCAGCCGGTTCTGTTCCCGACTGTGCCGAGCGCGAGGCATAAACACCCCGGAGGTTCGAGCCAAAAAGGCGCATTATGGTGAGGCACATCCTCGCTTTCTGCCGATCGGCACTCGGCGTGAGTGGCGCGGAATACCGGGGGTGTGGGTGAAGACCGAAACAGGCTGGGAACGGGAGCACCGTGTGGTTACGAACACCCTTCGCCGGCCGAGGAACAAGCCTCGAAAGGTGGTCCACCACATCGATGGCGATCCGACCAACAATGCGCCAGAGAACCTGATGGTGATCTCGCAGTCGCTGCATGTGTGGTTGCATGAAGATCGTGAGCGCGATGACAAAGGAAGGTTTGTGTAATGCCTGAATACCAGTTGCTCAGATGTTCTGTGGCACTTGCCGGCGACAAAGACCAGATCGTCGTGCGGGGACGCCACGATCCGATCCTGTTTCCTGAGCTGATCGTGCTTCAGTTCATCCACGGCGAGGACGCGATCACCGATGTGCATGTCGTGGGTCACTGCGACATGGCCGCCGACGAAGCCTGGCAGCGCCTGACGACGATCTATGGCGATGACAAGGTGCGTGTGGTGTTCCCCGGTGCCCGCCCGAGTGTCCCCCGCGCCGACAAGAGCGTCCCCTTGTGCAACAAGCCGATCTACCGGCCGGCGCCTACCTTGCCGGCGAGCCCCGACCCGAAGCTGCGTCCGCTCACCGACATCATCGTGCCGGTCAGCGCGGGTCCCACGCGTGCGGCACCGCCGCAGCCGATCGAGCGTGAACCGACGCCCGACGAAATCGCCGCGCACACGCAGGACGATGAGCCCGCCGACATCAGTGACGCCGAGCTGCGCGAAATGGGCCTGGGCGAAGGCTCGCTGCTGACCGCCGGGCGCACCGCCTATCCCGGCCAGACCGCGGCGGTGTCCCCGCCGGTGCTCGACGCTGCGATGGGCAGCACCGACCGCAAGCGGACGCGGGTTGCAGGGCGCTGAGCGATGGGCCGGCAGTTGCGCGACATGCTGACCGACTTGCGCGCCGAGGTCGGTCACTCGACCAACGTGGCGCACGGCATCAACGATCGCGACACGCTGTTGTATTATCTGAACCGCACGCAGGACAACCTTTACGTCGACTATAACTGGCCGCAGTTGATCATCGATCGCGACATCAAGGTCGCGGACGGCCAGCGTTACTATCCCTATCCCAGCGATCTGGCGTTCGACGACATCACCAATATCTGGGTGCTGATCAACACCGTTTACAACGAACTCGGCTACGGCATCGGCCCCTATGAGATGGTCGTGTGGAACAGCGATCTGGGCTTCAAGTCGTGGCCGACGCAGAAATGGATGCACCACCCGGACGACAACACGTTCGAGCTGTGGCCGATCCCGGACGCCAGCGCGCAGAACGCCAACGCCCTCGTCCGGCTGCGCGGCACCAAGACCGTCAAGACGATGATCAACGACGCCGACGAAAGCACGTTGCCTGACCGGCTGATCGTGCTCTACGCGGCGGTGGAAATCCTCCAGCGCGACGACGCCAAGGATGCGCCGCTCAAGCTCCAAAAGGCCAACGAGGCGATGCGTCGCTATCGTGTGCGCCAGTTCACCCACAAGCATGTCCGCCCGATCGTGATCGGTGGCGGGGGCGGTGACGCACAGTCACGGCCGGGCTCGCAGCCAGTGCTTGGGCTGGATTATATTCCTCCTGGTTACGGTAGTGGACCGAACCGGACCTAGCGGATGGGCAAGGTCTTCTCGATCACTGACTTTCGCAAAGGGCTGGACACCCGCCGTTCGCCGCTGGCCGCGCCTTCGGGGACGCTGCGCATCCTGGAGAACGCCGTGATCAATCAGGGCGGCGAGATCGAGAAGCGGCTGGCCTTCGTTCAGGCGACCACCTTGCCGGCACCATATGATTTCGTGTTTGGGCACGGGGACAGCCTGCACGCCTTCGGCGTCGGCAGCGCGCCGGCGATCCCGGCGGGGACACTGGCGGTGCCCATCGTGGGGCACGCGCTGGCGAACCCTGGCGAAGCCGTCCAGCTGCTCGATGTTGAAGCCTACAACGACAAGTTTCAGGTGATCGGCCAGGGCGCTGCCCGCACCTACGTTTGGTATGACGGCGTGCTGGTGCAGCAGGACGGCGCCAACGCCAGCGGGACTTACTCGCGCACCTACAAAACCAAGATGTATCGCACCGATCAGGGGAACCTGTATTTCTCGGGCACCGGGGACCCGGCGACCACCGATCCCGCCTCGACCGCGCATCCGGGCGCTGGCTTCATTAATATGCAGATCAACGATCCCGAAGGCGAAAGCGTCAACGGGATGGAAGTGTTCTATGACAAGATGGCGGTGTTCGCCCGCCTGACCACCCAGATGTGGGCGCTCGACCCTGATCCCGCGAACGACCAGCTGAACCAGGTGCTGCGCATCGGCACGCCGGCGCCCTACACGATCATGCAGTTCGGCACCGGGGACATACTCTTCCTTTCCGATAGCGGCGTGCGCTCGCTGAAATCGCTGACCATCAACCTCGCCGCGAGCGTGTCCGACGTGGGCTCGGCTATCGATCTGCTGGTGATCCCGGTCATGCGCGCCTTGAGCGTCAGCGCCCTGCATAACGGTGCGCAGGCGACAGTGCAGCCGATCCAGGGTCGATATTGGATGTATCTCGATGGCACGATCTATGTGCTGTCTTACTTTCCCGCCGGCGACATCACGGCGTGGAGCACGTTCAAGCCAGGCTTTGTGGTAAACAACTTCGCGGTGGTGCAGAACCGCGTGTTCGTGTTGGACACCAGCCGGCATGTCTGGGCGTATGGTGGACCCACGCTCGATGTCTACGACAGCTCGAAGGTCACCGTGCGGACGCCGCATCACGCCGCGGAAGAGCCCACCACCAACAAGCGCCTCAAGTCGTTCGACGTGATCTGCACGGGAGCGTGGTCGGTGTCGCTC